AGGGCGGCAATATCACGATGGCGGCGGACCGTGCCGGCTGCCATAGAACGCAGGTCTATCGCCGGATGCGGATTGATCCGTATTTCAACGTCGAGGTCGAGAAGGTCTTTGCCCGGATCGAGGAGTCAATTCGCTCCACCGTAATTGGTAACCGCAAGTCTGCCTAGAAACTAGCTACATTTTGCTACGCCTGCCCGGGGCCAATGGGCGACCCTTACGCTGTGAGGGTAGACCCGCGCCGCGCACTTTCGTGCCACAACCCACCGAGGGGCGCGGTCTCCCTCACTGCGCGCAGCCGTTTCGGCTGCCCGAAGACTCCCGCGATGCGAGAGGAGACCTGAGCCGATGGCCCTGCCTGCGGTTGTTGATTCCGTTGACGATCTTCCCGAAGCGGTCCGCGAATTCTACAAGCCCGACGCGGACGGTAAGCGCTACCTGTTGGACGCCGAGGGCCTAGCGCCCGGCTCCGACGATGACACGGGCTCGCTGAAGCGTGCCCTCGAGCGCGAGAAAGCTGAGCGCCGCCGGCTGGCGAAGCTGGCCGATCAGTACGGATCGATCGACCTCGAGGAGTACAAGAAGCTGAAGACCGAGGCCGAGGAGCGCGAGCGGGAGCAGGCGGAAAAGAAGGGCCATTTCGACAAGCTGCTGGCGCAGAAAGATGCGGTCTACGCGAAGGAAAAGATGGCGCTCGAGGCGAAGGCGGAAGCCGCGCTCGCTGCCGTCCAGAAGTACGTCGTGGACGCGCAGGCAACGTCGGCCATTGCCTCGCTGAAGGGCAAGCCGAAGCTGCTGTTGCCCCTGGTGCGGGCGCAGCTCAGAGCGATTACAGGAGAGGACGGCGAATATCGGGTGGCTGTGCTTGACGCCGATGGTGAGGAGCGCAGAAACCCAAAGACGAACGCGCCGATGACGGTTGCCGAACTCGTGGCCGAGATGAAAGCGGACCCCGAGTACGGTGGAGCGTTCGAGTCAAGTGGAGCTACGGGTGGCGGTGCCTCCGGGGCACAGGCGGGCGTGCGTGGTCAGGACTTCTCGAAGTTGTCCCCGGTCGAGAAGGTATCCCGCGCGTTCGGTTCCTCCGGGGCGTAACCAACAGGAGCTTCTACCGTGGCACTCACTCTTGTCGAGGCCGCAAAGCTCTCTCCCGATCCGCTCACTCAGGGCGTTATCGAGATGTTCGCGATGCAGTCGGACATTCTCGCCGCCCTTCCCTTCGAGACGATTCCGGGTGGAGCCGTGCAGTACAACCGCGAGGGCGCGCTTCCGGGCGTGGCTTTCCGCGGTGTCAACGAGTCGTATACCGAGAGCACCGGTGTCGTCAATCCGGTGACCGATGCCGTCGTCATTGCTGGCGGCGATATCGACGTGGACCGCTTCCTCATCGAGACGCGCGGCATGCAGCAGCGTGCGGTGCAGACCGAGATGAAGGTCAAGGCGATCGCGGATAGCTGGACGACCAAGTTCATCAAGGGCGATTCGACTTCCGATCCCCGCGAGTTCGACGGTCTCCAGGTTCGGTTGACCGGCAACCAGCTTCTCACCGCCGCGGCCAGCCCGGCGTCGGGTGGCGATGCGCTTTCGCTCGCCTATCTCGACAAGCTGATCGACGCGGTGGACAACCCGACCCACCTCATCATGTCGAAGGCCATGCGCCGTCGGCTCTCTGCGGCTGCCCGCCTGTACACGGTCGGTGGCTACGTCACCTATGACCAGGACGCTTTCGGGCGTCGGGTCATGTTCTACAACGACCTCCCGATCCTTGTGGCCTACAGCCAGAACGGCGGGACGGAACCCCTCGGCTTCACCGAGGCCAATCCGGGCGGCGGCTCGGACGTTGGCACGTCGATCTATTGCGTCTCGTTCGGCCCTGGCCGTCTGAGCGGCATTCAGAACGGCGGGATGAGCGTTCGCGATCTTGGCGAGCAGGATTCCAAGCCGACCTTCCGTACCCGCGTCGAGTGGTACGCCGGCATCGCCATGTGGCATGGCCGCGCGGCTGCGCGTCTCTATGGTCTGAAGGACGCTGCGGTGGTCGCGTAAGGAGATATGACAATGGCGACCAACAACCACTCCTACGTTTTCGACGGCAACCTCGAGATGAAGGATGCCGGCCTCGTCGCTGCGGATGCAGCGGCTCAGGTCGATTCGTCCAACAAGATTCTCGACCTCGGCTCGGCCTTCTGCAAGGGCACTCTGGTCGTGGACGCGACTGCCGTTGAGGTGGACAGCAACAACGAGCTCTATAACATCTGCTTCCAGCTTTCGAGCTCGTCTTCGTTCGCTTCGACCGTGGTCACTCGGGCGATCCTGCCCCTTGGCGCGACCGAGGTCATCATCGGCTCGGACACCGACAACGGGACCGGCCGGTACACCCTGCACGTGGACAACGAGCACAAGGGCACGATCTACCGCTATGCCCGGCTGTACACGGACGTGACCGGGACGATCGCGACTGGCATCAACTACAGCGCCTATCTGTCGCTCGGGTAAGCGCTCGATCCATCGGGAGGGGCTGGCCCTCGCTGGCCCCTCCCTGTAGCACAAAGAGGGAGATCCATGCCGCTAGTTCCAGAGTCCCCCAGCCCGCAGCCGGTCAACGGATTTCCGCACCCGTTTGTGAAGGTGGTCGGGGGCAAGTACGTCGAGAGCGTGGTCTATGAGATCGCGACCGGTAGCCGGATTCTCTGCTGGCCCGTCGATGCGCGGGAACTGGTGGCGACGGGGGAATACAGCTACGAAAAGCCGGAGCCGAGGTCTGCGGCTCCCGAGGAAGCCCCGGAGCGCGATGCCGCGCCGGAACCGTCTGACTCTGCCGGCGAGCCTGTGAAGGCACCGGCTGTCAAGCGCGGACCCGGCAGGCCCCGGAAGTCCGCTGGATAAAGGAACCTAATGGCTACTTACCGCTATGTGAGCGGCTACGTTCTCGACTCGACCAAGCCGGGACTTGCCAAGCCTCGCGAGATCAACCTCGATGCCCCGCTGAGCGTGGATTCGTTCCAGTTCGGAGACACGGCTACGGCCGCGCTCCGCATGGGATCGGGCACCTCGGCATCCCCGGACACCACGTCAACCGCCAACAAGAACTTCCTCGGCTTCTGGTTCGAGAGTACGGCGACTAGCGGCGACTCGCGCGGCCTGTATCTGCGCCTGTACTTCGCGGGCGCCGGTGTCTCGGGTGAAGCGGCGCGCATCTTCGGCACCGTCAACAACGTGACTGCCGCGACGGGCGGAACGGTCAACGGCGCGCACATTTCGCTGTCGGTCACCGGCGCGTCGGGTGCGGTCTCGGGCGCGGGCAATGCGCTCCGGGCCACGCTCGGAATCGGCGCGAGCTGCAATCCTGGCGGCACCCTAGCCGGCATTCAGATCGACTCGGACTTCGACAATACGGCGACCGTTCCGACGAACGCTGCCGCGATCCGGGTCACGGACACCAACACCAAGAAGTGGGCGAAGCTGCTCCGCGTCCCCACGGTCGCGAGCGCTGGTCTTCTGGCCGCGCACATCACGGACGCCATGACGCACTCGATCCGCTGCGTGGACGAGGCGGGCACGGTGTTCTACCTGATGGCGACCACCACCTCGAGCAACCGGACGGGTGGAGCGTAAGCAAATGCCTATCGACCGCCAATACCTCGAGGCGACGATTCAGAACGTCTCGCAGCAGGAGCGCGAAGGCCGCGAGCTCGCAGAGCGGGCCGCGGGCGCTCGGATGCTGGCCGAGGCCATGCTGGCGAAGCTGGATGCCGAAGAGGCTGCGGCGGTCGAGCCTTCCCCCGAAGGATCTGAAAGCGAGTAACCCGTGGCCCTGGTCAAGCTCTCGACGCTCCGGCTCCATCTCGGCATTGCTCCCAAGACGAGCACCGAGGGCGATTCCCTGTTGACCGCGCTCGAGGCGCAGGCAGTGAGCTACCTGTCTGCGCTTTCGGGCTGGGATCTCGACACGGTGGCTGAGGTCACGGACTACTACTCCGGGTCGGGCACGGCCATCCTGCCGTTGCGTGGTGTGCCCGATACCGGGGAGACGTTCACCGTGTACGAGCGCGTGGACGACTCCTGGGACTCGATCGACTCGACGGACTACCAGGTCATCCCCGACCCGGGCGGGGCAAGCGCTCGCCTGCTCAAGTATTCGGGCTCGTGGGAGCCGGGCGACCACAATCACAAGGTAGTGGCGACCCGTGGCTATACGTCGGCCACCTGTCCAGGTCTCTTGCAGCGCGCGGTCCTAGACCTCGTGCTGCTCTGGTATCGGCAGCGGAAGACGGCCACCCCGACTCTTGGCGCGGATCAGACGGCAGCGGCGCTCGAGGGTGCCTCGCTGCCGGCGTCGGTAAAGCAATGGCTCGACCTGTCGAATAGCAATCCGGAACCGATC